GATTGAAAACCGAGGAATCGTACACCAAACAGATGGAATATCTCAAGGGGACATTATTTCAGTAGTAGGAGATAAAACACTTTCGGCGGATCAAACATCTGGTTTAGTAATCGGAGAAAGATTAACAATAGCTAAAATATTTGCTGCTGGCTCTACTACGAGTATAACAGCTGCTACTGCAGAATCCGTTAGTGGAGGTGAGTTCGATGGCTTATATAAGGTTACGGCTACTGCGGCTGGTCACGGGAAAAATGTTGGAGATCCAATTACAATAGATGGTTTCGGTGACCCAAAGATTGACGGAAAAAGATTTGTGGCAGAGATAAGTGGAAATAATGTAATATTTTATGTTTCACAGAATCCTTCTACTACAATTAGTGGCGATGAAACTCTAGCTCTCGCCACTGGATTTGAATTTTATTTGGACCCATCTAAGACAAGTACTCATATTACAGATGGACAAAGCCTAACAAGTACACCAGTATTTGCTCGTAAGGTTTCCGAAGGACTAGGATTCTCTCATATGCCAGCACCGGAGTACGGTGTATATCACCAACGAAGACTTGCGGTTCCTTATCGCTATAGCGTAAGTGACGCAGCTGATACATATGCGGATCGTAAAATATTCGATGAGATTCTTATATCAGATATTCTAGATACAGATACATATGACCAAGTATACGGACAGTTTAGATTCAATGCTGGTAAGTCCGATTTCAACGTAGGTATGTTATCATTCTCTGATGATAAGTTAGTTGTATTCAACAGAAATAGTATTCACATCGTAGTAGGAAACGGAGACTTGAGTGGATTCCAATCTCAGTTACTTACTGATGAAGTTGGATTAACTGCTAGAAACTCAGTGATTCAAGTCGGTAATCAGATTATATTTTTATCAGACAACGGAGTTTACGGACTTAGCTTTGTGGACTTATATAACCTTAGAGGAAATGAAGTGCCACTATCTGAAAGTATTCAGAAGACAATAAATACAATAAATAAAGCACACGTAGACAAAGCTAGTGCTGTGTACTTCGATAACAAATATTACTTAGCTGTTCCCACTGGAACTTCTGAGGTGAATAATACTTTGTTGATTTATAACTTCTTAAATAAAAGTTGGGAATCCATAGATACTGTAAATAATGTAGACACAGATGGTAATACTTTTTCTTCTTTTGAGTTCACTAAATTATTGGTAGCTGGTAAGGGTGGAGATAGAGGAGTATATGTAACAAACACAGACGGCGGTATTCACAAGTTAGAAGTATTTGAGGACGGTATCGATAGAGTAATCACAGATATTGGTAGCACTACAGAAAAACAAACTAGAGTTCAAGGTTCAGCTACTACTAGAATGTTTACACTGGGTTCAATAGACCGCAAGAAGTTTAATAACTTCGAGCTACATTTACAATCCGGTTTAGATAATTCATCAGATGTTTCTATATCTGCGGTATCCGAAAATATAGATTCCGAGCCAGCTCTTGATCTCAAGAATGCTAGTGATTATGTTGGTGGAGCAGTATCCCCGGATGAGGATGTATCTGTCAGAGGGCGTATCGGAAACAAAAGAGCCTACGGCTTACAAGTGACTTTAACAAGTACTCTAGGTAGACCTAGATTTAGATCGCTCAAAATCGCCGGAGCTGAGACGTTCCGCTCGACAAGTAGTGTACAATAGTAATAAATAATTTCATAAAGATATGTCTATTATAAAAAAGGGAACCGACTTCGGACCGACAGAACAAGTAACATCAACGAAGCTAGATAATTTGGTCGATAATGCTTCATTTACTGATACAAGTGCAAACGCAGTAGCTTATACTGGCAGTACTGGTACTTGTTTACAAGGCGGCGGATTAGAGGTTACATCAGCTGGTCAATTACAAGTAAAAGATAGTGGAATAACTACAACGAAACTAAATGATAATGCTGTCACTACAGCTAAGATTACTGACTTAAATGTAACTACCGCAAAGATTGCTGCTGACGCTATCACTACAGCAAAAATAGCTGATAATGTAGAGTTAGGAGGAAACCCTACTACTACTACTCAATCAGCTGGAAATAATAGTACTAGAATAGCTACTACTGCTTATGCTGATAATGCTTCTATTGTAAAGGTAGCTACCTTTCAAGCAACTAATTTTGGTATATCTTCGGATTTTACCGTACAACTAACGGAACAAGCTGACCCAAGTAATATTGCTTCTGTATCTAGTGGAGTTATAACAATAGGTGTCGGTACATATCTTATAAGGTATTATGGAAGTGTTGAGGTCACACAAGGTGATATTGATATTGAGATGAGGGTTAATGGTTCTGCTGTTGCAGAACACAACATAGGTAGTACAAACCACTCGTTACGCTTTGATAAAGATTTTATTCACTCAGTTTCTAGTGGAACAGATACTGTATCAATATTCATTGATGAAATAAATGCTTTTACTAATATGACTGGTAAAAATTTTGGAGTTACTATAACAAAATTATCTTAAAATGAAAAACTTTTTAATAGAATTTTTTAGACCCCTTGATAATCTTATCTTTAATTACTTTGTAAGGATCGGAGCGATTAAACCGTTTTTGGGAAAACTATTAGGGACTGTAGTAAGTGGTGCTTTAGGTTCTAGGTCAGCTCGTAAAGCTAGCCGAAGAGCAGCTGGTACAATAGAGAGAGCTTACGGAGAACTAAGAGATCCTTCCGAGATTATTAGAGAAGCTTATCAAACTGGTATTTACAGCCCCGAAACTATGGGAGCTATCCTTGGTGCAGAAAGAGAATTTATTCCTCAGTTCCAAGAGTTAGCTGGATTAAGAGCTCGTGGTATTAGAGACATCCAAGAAGAATCTAAGCTACGTCAATTAGGTCTATTAGGTCAATACGGTGCAGATATTAGAGAAACTTTAGAAGACCCAAGATTAGCTAAACTAGCTGGATTAGATGTAGCTGAAGCAGAAAGATTAACAGCCGAAGCTGCTGGACCACTTGGAGTAGAGGCTGCTAGAACAGCTGAACAAACTGCACTAGGATTAGGTCAAAGAATGGGAAGAGTAGGAGATGCTTCTACATTAGCTAGAGCCGCTCTAGGTAGAGAGTCCGCACAGAGAGCACGTAGACAAGAAGCCGCTGGTGCACGTCAAAGAGCTTTACAATCAGCTACAGCTGCTATGGTTGACCCATCTGCTTTCTTATTTACACCTTCTGCTGAAGAAAGAATTTTTGCTGCTACACCTCTAGGGACACAAGTCACAGACCCCGGAATGGCGGCAACCTTAGGTTCTGCTGTAGATGTACAAAGAGCACAAGCACTCTTAGGAAAAGGATTAGCACAAGCACAAGGAGCTGCGGCTAGTGGACAAATATTAGGTCAGACAATCGGCGGTATCGGTAGTATTCTAGGTGGTATGGATTTCGGTAGCCGAGGAGCTACAACACCTTTTCGATTAGGTACTTCAGATTTACCAACCCAAGGTTTTAATTTTTATGCTTAGAGGATCATCACCAATTCAATTATCTCAACTCGATATAAGCCCCGCACTTCAAGCTGGGGCTTTGGAGCAACAAGCTGCTGTGAACTTAGCGAGCAGTGTGAATCAAGCTGTGCAAGATTTTCAAGCTAAACAGCAAGAGAAAGAACAAAAGAAGATGACAGCTAATGCTCTTCGTCAATTCATTCCGGGATTAGGAGAAGAGGTATACCGTGCTATTGCGAAGGACCCACAGATATTGAAGTCAATGTCTGACCTTACTAATATACAAGGTGCACAGCAAGAGCAAGAAATATTAGGACAAGAAATGGCGAAGCGTGAAGAACAAGAATCTATTCTTAAACAAGCTATTGGTGTAAATACAACACCAGAAGGAACGATTGATGCAGCTGGTGTAAGACAATCATTTATTGAACTAGGAGGTACAGATGAGAGTATTCTTGGAGAATTATTTACCGGACAAGATTATAGATTAGATCAAGGAACTGGTATAGTTTTTGTTGACGGGAAGCCTAAATTCAATGTAGGTAAAGCATTTGTCGAACCAACTGAATCTGAGTTAAAACTCAAGAAACTAGAGATAGATAAAAAGCAAGCAGAGGTAGATAAACTTCTTGCTCAAATAGCAAAAATAAAAGCTGGGGATACCTCATCTACCACATCTACCGATATTCCCGGTGTAAGTATTTTAAGTATAGACGGTCAACCTCTTAATTAATTTAATATGGCTCAAAGAACCGTAACTCTATCAGACGGAAGAACTCTTACGTTAGAGGTTAGTGATGATGCTACCCAAGAGGATATTATATCTACGGTAAATCAATTCTTGGCATCCGAGAAGCCAAAGCTTCCAGAACTAGAATCCCAACCATCTTTGGGAGATATTGGTAAAGGATTAACCGCCGAAATAGCAATCGGACAAGGTGCCAAGTTAGCTGGATTAACAGCTGGTGCAGCTATCGGAGGACCGATAGGAGCTTTAATAGGATTAGGAGTTGGAGCTGTAGCTGGTGGAATTAGTGGTTCATTGGCAGCCCAAAGATTAGAGGGCAGAACTGATTACAGTTGGGGTCGTGTAACTGCTGACACATTATTAAATGTAATGGATTTTACCGGAGGAGGTAAAGCAGCTAAAGCAACTAAATTATTTCCAAAGCTCGGTAAACGACTACTTACTGGTGCTGGAATATCTGCTGGTGCAGCTCAAATAGAAAAAGGTATCGAAGAACAAGAACTTCTTTCTCCCACTGAACTTCTTATGGCTGGAGCAACTGGCGGTGCATTGAATATAGGAATCGGTGCAGCCGGCGATGCACTAGGTGATATATATCGCAAAAAGATTTCTGGTAAAAATATAGATGAAGTACAAAAAGCTTACGATGAAGGTGATGCAGACATTATAGCTCTAGTAGATGCTGTAACCAAAGAAGGAGACCCTAACAATAAACTTAAAAGATTTATGGGTGCAATTAATGCTTTTGCTTTGCCAAGTAATTTGCTAGGAAAACAAAACTCAGCTATAGTAAGAGAAGCTCGAAATAAATCTGAAGCAGCTATGGATTTAGCCGGAAGAGCTAGGAAACAAATTGATGATGTGTATAAAGAGGTAGATGACGAAAGCAAAAAAGCTATCGATAGATATATACTAGGCGAAACTAAAACGCTTCCAAAAAATTTAAATGAACTTAAGGGGACAATAGATTCAGCTCGCAGTAAAATAGGAGAGTACCAAGATACTGTTATAGATTTATATGACAGAGGAATCCTAGATATGAATCCTTTAACATACGATAAGATTGTAAAATCTAGAAGGCGTGGTGATTATCTTACAACTGAATACGAGTTCTTTTTGAATAAAGATTACCAGCCATCAAAGGAACAGACAGATGCTTTATTTTTTAAATTTAAAGAAGATCTTAAGGATGATTTCATAAGAAAAGCAAAAGAAAGTAAAAAGACTGATAAATTTATAAAAGATAAATTAGATCAACTGGATCCTACTTTTGAAACTAGAGCAGCAAAAAAGATAAGAAGGCTACAAGACTTAAAGGATAATCCAGATGCTATTAATGATGTTTTAAAAAGGAAAGAAATACAGAGCAAAGAGATGCAAGATTTTCTTGGATTAGTTACAGATCCCGGCGAAAGGTTTGCTGGTACTATAATGAAGCTAGGTAAATTAGCATCAACAATAGATGGTAATCAAAAGCTAACTCAAAGAATAGCTGCTAGTGGAGTAGGCGTAGTAGCCGACAATGATGTGGAGGTAGATAGGCTTATACAATCTGGTTTTGAACCACTAAGAATACGAGGTAAAATTCAAGAAAATTTTGGAAGAAAAAGAGTTTCTAGAAAAGTAGACAAATATCAAGACACTAAAACAAAGGAGGTTTACGACACGAAAGAAGAAGCTCTCGCCGATGGGGTTCTTCCCGATGACATCATTAATATAAAAGAAGAAAAAGTATTAAGAGGAGGTAGTAGAGTATATGTTCCAAAAGATATAAATACAGCTGTTGATTTACTTTCACGAAAAAGTTTTAAGGAGGATTCGATATTGTGGTCTGAGAATTTATTTAGTCAACTTCTAAGTACATCAACATCACTAGCTAAATTTGTAAGAGTTCCATTAAGTGTACAAGCTTATCCAGTACAAGTATTTGGAAATGCAATGATGACCACAGCTATGGGTATGAATCCCGCTAAAAATTATAGGAAGAATTTTACTGTAGCTCTTAGTGATTTAAATACAAAAAGATTGAAAGAAGGTAAAATAGCAAAGGATTTGACTTTAAAAAGAATGGCACGTCTAAAAGAATTGGATTTAATTGATAGAGGAGTTCTTGCTGGAGATATAAGAGAAGGTTTTGAGAAAGGATTCTTAGGAGAGAAGGTAGCTAAAATAACAGAACCGGTAGGTAAGACTTATAGTGTATTTGATACAGCCCAAAGATTAACTGTATTTGATAATTACAAAGGGCTACTCAAAAAGGTTATGCCGGAGGAGGACTTCAATAAGTTAGGTACAGATAAAATAGAAGAAATAGCGGCTGAATTAACAAATTCAACATACCAAAACTACGGTAGAATAAATCCATCCGTAAGATATTTATCTAGAATAGGTGTACTAAATGAGTTTGCTGCTTTTAATTTAGAACAACTTAGAACACTGGCTAATCAAGGTTTACTAATCAGAGATATGAAGACTGGAAAATTTGCTTCAGATATGAAATCTCAATACAACGTAAACTTAGATCAAAACGCATTAAATGAAGTAGCTAACACACGATTAATTGCTGGACTAAGTATGCTTGCCGCAGCAAGTGCTGGAGTAACGGCAGTTAATAGATCTAGGGGAGTAAGCCAAGAGGAAGAAGATGCTATAAGAGAAACAGTTGCACCATTCTACAATAAGGACAGCAAGCTTCTAATAAAAAGAGATGGTGATAATATTAAGTTAGCCAACATAAGTTACCAATTACCTATTGCTGAATTAACATCTGTATTTGAAGCTGGATTCAGAGGAGAAAATCCAGTTGATGCTGTCGGTCAAGCATTCGGTGCACTATGGGAGAAGATGGGTGGATCTGGAACAATTAACGCTACTAATTTTTTCGCAGCTCTTTCTGGAAGAGATCCAAATACCGGTAGACCAATAAGTGATGAGCCCGGATTTGCCAATCAATTCGCTGATAGGTTTTTATTTTACACTGGAGAAACATTTACACCTACATTGTTAGGAAAAATGTCAGACAAAACAATGTCTGATTTGATTCTTAGATATACATTAGGGTTACGGAATGAAAACACTACAATAGAGAAAGGTGCTGGATTTAAGTTCAGAGATGTTAAAGATAATTTAAATAACATTAGAAGAAGTTACTCAAGTGATCTTTATAACAAAAAGGATATGCAAAGATCTTATGTTTCTCAAAATGCTGTATACAAAAGAAACCTTGAGTTCTTGATTAAACAAGTTAACAACCTAAGGATTTTAGATAAAACAAATGATGATATAGATTCTATGATGAAGAAAGCTGGGTTATCTAAGAAGATTAGAGAAGCGGCTCTTAATAATGAAATGATTAATATGCCTTTAGGTGTAGGTATCAGCGGAACTAGGGCTCAAAAGAAAGAGAGAGCGTTAGAATTGTACGAAAGTTTGCCGCCAGACGTAGGTCTTTATATGCTTAATGAAGCAAGAGATGATGGTAGAATAAAACAAAGCACCATCAATGAGATTATAAGACAATCTCAGTTTAAAAAATTAGCACCATAAAAAAGCCCCCACCGGAAAACAAATAAAACGGTGAGGGCTGTAGATAATGGTTAACAATAAACCTAACTCCTAAGACATATTAGAAAGTATTTCTTTGAGGT